CCTATCACATTTGCCGGTATCCAATCCGTACGAAACAAAGCGAGCATGCTAGGGCATATTGATCTGGTGATCATTGACGAATGCCACCTCGTTAACCATAAAGAGGAGGGAGGGTATCGGCAACTGCTGGGCGAACTGACCGCCATCAATCCTGCGCTGCGCGTTGTAGGTTTGACTGCCACGCCTTACCGTCTAGGACACGGATTAATAACAGACAAGCCAGCGCTGTTTGACGACCTGATAGAGCCGGTAAGTATTGAGGAGTTGATTTACAAAGGCCATTTGTCAACACTGCGCAGCAAGGTGACTAGGGCCAAGCTGGACACCACTGGCGTTCATAAGCGCGGCGGCGAGTTCATTGAGTCTGAATTACAAGCCGCTGTTAATACAGACGTTAATAACTATTCTGTTGTTAAAGAGGTCTTAAATTTAGCAGGCGATCGGAAAGCATGGCTGTTCTTTTGCGCCGGTGTCGACCATGCTCAGGCAATAGCTGAATCACTGCGCCAGCATGGCGTAACGGCTGAATGCGTAACAGGATCTACTCCAAAAACGGAACGGGAGAGATTGCTCACAGAGTTTAAGGCCGGCAGGCTGCGCGCACTTACGAACGCCAACGTACTAACGACCGGGTTTGACTATCCAGACATTGACCTAATCGCCATGCTGCGGCCCACCATGAGTGCGAGTCTGTATGTACAAATGGCAGGCCGTGGCATGCGTGTTAAGAGCCACACTGACCATTGTTTAGTATTGGATTTTGCCGGAGTAGTTCAGACGCACGGCCCGATAACGGCTGTGCAGCCACCAAAGCGCGGCGGCGAGGGTAACGGAGAGGCGCCAGTTAAGGTTTGCGATAACTGCAAAGAACTGTGCGCCATATCTGCAGCTAAATGCGCCGCATGTGGTCATCAATTTCCAGAGCCTCAAAGCAAGCCGTTAGAACTGCGCAATGATGACATCATGGGACTTGAGGGAAAAGATTTAGATGTCACGTCTTGGAGTTGGAGACGGCACGTAAGCCGTGCGTCCGGAAAAGAAATGCTTTCATGCACATACTACGGCGGATTATCCGACAAACCTATTACCGAGTATTTGCCGGTTTTGCACGATGGATATGCAGGGGAGAAGGCGATAAAAGTTATGACTCAAATTATACATAATGCAAAACTTGATTCTTTTGAGGCAGATCGTGCGCTTGGATTTGAGGAGGATTTAGATTGTCTTGCCGCATATCTATCAACAGGAACACCACCTAGCAGAATTGAATATAGGCTAGATGGAAAATTTTATCGAGTCATTAAAAGGAGCTGGGCATGAGCTGGTCGCAAATTGAATTGAGTGTTTTACGCTGGGCAGAAGCCCGCCGCATCATTCCGCACGCCACGCCTGCTAGCCAGTTGCTAAAAGCCGTGAGCGAGATGGGCGAGCTATGCGACGCCGAAGGTAAGCGCGATCGCGCAGCCATAGAGGATGCGGTGGGAGATGTGCTTGTATGCCTGATCAACTACTGCGCGCTGCGCGACATTGATATGACGAACTGCCTAGCGAGCGCCTATGAACAGATTAAGGACCGTCGAGGCACGCTAATGCCAGATGGAACGTTTGTTAAGGAGCAGAAATGACCAGACCGCCAGAACCCGAATTTTTAATTCAATGGCGTGAGTGGAGGCGGGAAGGTCCGCCTCAGTGCTGCCATACCTGCGACTACTACAGCAAGGCCGGCCACTGCGAGTCGTTTGATATGACGCCGCCTTATTTTTTCGCCAATGAAGTGGGCGTTTGCGATCAGTGGGTAGAGGAGCTGCCGTTTTGAACGCATAAGCCAAAATCTCCATTGAATAAAACAATGGCAGAAAACTAGGGGAACTTGTCATTTGCATGGCTGCGCACGGTGCCACAATCAAAAAAAGTTTGTGTGGTTAATCACTGCCAGTCGCTCAACATGATAGAGGAGTTGCTATTTTGAACAAAAAAGCAAAATTCAGGTTCCCACTATTGGATCGCCTACTAAATTCAGAACGCGAACGCACAGAGAAAGTGCTCGCAGCATATCGAGAAGCGCTTTGTGAGCTGGTCGATTTGCGCCTAAAACTCCAACAAATTGAGAATGCACTCCATGGAAAAAAGATCTGACCGTATCCCAACTGAGCACGAGGAACAGCGCGAGCTGGTGCGCTGGTTTCGCCAAACGTGGCCAGTCATGCGCATTTTTGCCATACCAAACGGAGGCGCAAGAACTGCCGCAACTGCCGGACGCCTAAAGGCCGAAGGCGTCTCGCCTGGTGTGCCGGATCTTTTCATACCTGCGTTCAAACTATGGGTTGAAATGAAACGCACTAAAGGCGGATCTCTAAGTGCCGAACAAAAAGACTGGATAAAGTATTTGGAATGTGTGGGATATTGCGTTATAGTGGGAAAAGGTGCTGAGGATGCTAAGCAAAAGATCCTCGCCTTTTTCAACGATAACCAAAGGTCAAAATGAACGCCGAACACAAAAAGGACACAAAAGACTGCTTTATGACTCTCCGCATTCCTGCTGAGATCTATAACTCATTGCGCAAAAGCGCTGAGGACAATACGCGGACATTTTCCTCGCAAGTGCTGCATTACATTAAACAGGGTCTTGCTAATGAAAAGTTATAGAGAACTAATGCAGCAAGCCCTAGATGCGTTTGAGTCTGGCCGTGCTGCTGATCGAGCGGAAGCGATGACGGCATTGCGGGCTGCGTTGGCTACTACGCCACAACGAGAGTGGGTCAGCCTGACGGATGATGAGGTTGAAGCAATAGAAAATGAGTATATCGTCGACTACCGCATACCGGCTGGGTGTGCGTGGAATTTCGCCCGCGATATCGAAGCCAAGAGCAAGGAGAAAAACAGTGGATGAGCCGCTTTTGTACCGTTTTGGCGTGTGGCTGTGCAAGAAGATCAACCACCCATTCCCGCGTGCGGCGTGGATTTATGACGGCTATTACCATCGTGATTGCCGGTGGTGCGGGCGGGTTGTAAGTGAGCCGTTGAAGGAGAAGAACTCGTGAGCTCAGACAAATTCAATGTAATTTCTATATCCGCCGAAATTGGTACTGTGGACCAACTGTTTGAGGAAATTTGAGGATTAGTGCTCCAAGACAAATACGAAAACATGACCATATCAAATCTTATAGGCGTGTTAGAAATGCTAAAAATGCACTACTGGCACGTTAATGTGGTTGAACACTGAGCTCAAACAAAATTATCTGCATGGAGAAAACATGAGCGAATTACTGAACGTACTGGCGCAAGTTAGGGCCACATTCACGCGGGCCAACCTCAAAGCGCCGACCGTAATGTTGCTGGAAAGTCACGATGAAGGGATGCGATTCATGAGCGAGATTCGGCAGTCAAGTTTTTGGATTGCTGTTGTGGGATCGCCTGATTTTGGCCGGGTGATTGAGATGGCAGATGGCTCTGCTTGGATGGAGATAAAGGTGATGGACATTGCCGTTCGTTGGCCCGCGAACCGGATAGCAACGCCTGACGGTAGATGGGCTTTCGTATGACCCGCGCCATCAAAGCCAAATACAAAGCCAAGCTGAAGGAAAAGAACACATGACAGACCGAGAACTTTTAGAGCTAGCTGCTAAGGCTGCGGGGTTGGAGTTTGATCCAACTGTGCAAAACAAACTTGGGCTTATCGTGGTTGCTGAAGATGCCTCATGTCAAAGCGATCAAAAACTGTGGAACCCACTCACCGACGACGGTGATGCGCTGCGGCTGGCGGTGAAGCTCGGTATTCAGATTGACCCTCGCAACCCTGAAACAAGGGTTTTTGGTCCGGTTGGTGGGCGGGTTGACGAGTACCACAAGCCTGATGCGTTTGCCGCCACTCGCCGCGCCATCGTCCGCGCTGCTGCTGAAATTGGAAAGGCAATGCCATGACTGACCGAGAACTAATGCAGCAGGCGCTTGATGCGTTGGAATTACTGACCGACTGCTATGACGGCACCGAGGTCGGCGTTGAGATTGAGTCTATCATTGCCCTGCGCAACAGACTGGCACAGCCAGAGCCGGAGCCGTTTGAATATTGGAATGCTGTCGAAGGGTGGGTGACTGTCACTCAAAACGAAGTGATCAATGGCCGTGCGAGACAACGGATGATTCAAACCGCAATGAGGACCGCGCAAGAACATTATCTGGATGATCCGGAGGCAATGTTCGCGCAAGGCTGGGATGCTGGTTTTAACGTCCGTATTAAGCCGCTGACCGTTGAAGAATTGAAAGACAAGTGGAACGCACAGGCAGATCAAATGAATCATTGGGGCACACTGGGGCATGACGAAATGGTGGAGTTTGCACAAGCAGTCCACTGCATCGGGGGTGAGGAATGACTGACCGAGAACTAATGCAGCAGGCGCTGGAGGCGTTGGAGCAAAGCAATACAAAAGCCCCGTTCGGTGCTGATGGTGTTGTGTATTGGGAAGGCGTAAAAACCCACGAAGCAGCCATCGACGCCCTACGCGAGAGACTGGCACATCCGGAGCAGGAACCGGTGGCGTGTATTGGTACAAACGGCGAGTTGATGTGGCTACATAAACCGCACGCAATTTACAGCAAGGCCCGACCTCTCTACACCGCTCCACCACAGCGCAAGTCGCTGACGGATGATGAGATGGTTAAGTTCAGTCAATTCTTGACTGATGTTGTGACGGCTGCGGGGTTGTTGTCGCATGGTAAAACGGACAAAGCATTGGCTTTACGACTTTCTGAGTTTGCGTTCAATCTTCGCACCGCCCCGCCCCAGCGCAAGCTGCTGACGGATGAGGAGATAGCAGATGAGTGGGAGCACGTAACAGGACACAACATCTCTCACGGCGATAAGCAAGAATGCCGTTCCATGTATATATCGCCAGACGAGGTGGCAGAGTTCGCTCGCGCCGTCATTGCTAAAGTAACAGGGAGGAAAGAATGACTCTCCCACCGAAAAACAAAGGGCGGCGCATCATAAAAATAAACGCCATCACGCAGGCAAAGCTAATCGAAGCAATGCTAGACGGCGTTTATACATGCGCGGAGCTGTGTGATATTACTGGCCTATATTACTCAACAGTCCTGCACTATTGCCGAGAACTGCATCGCGCAGAGGCGGCGCATATTTGTGGATGGGCGAAAGACAAGAGAGGAAACACCACGTTGAGGATCTTTAAAATCGGACGCGGAAAAGACGTAAAACCAAAAAAGCTGACAGGTGCAGAACGGCATGCGAGGTGGCGACAAAAACAAAAAGCCATTGAACTGGCGAACATCATGCGATAGGCGCCGCATAAAAAAATGCACTAACGGGAGTTAAAAATGAAAAAAAAAGCAGCGCGCAAGCCGCAGCAACGACAGAAAACATACAGCATTCTTAGCGAGATCATGTCTAGCGCCAGCGGCCCATTGCCGCAGGCACAACGAACGTATCAACTGACGCGCATGTATCAAGGCCTCCACGCATTAGAAACCGCAGAACGCCCAACGTATAACGACTGGCGAGTCGTCAGTGATGCGCTAAATATGTTGGAGACGTTGGTTGTAGAAATGCAGGTTTGCGAGGATAAAAGCAAATTGCTACCGGATGCAATGCGAGCACTGGCGGAGGCCGGTCAACGCAACAAGCGCGAAGGCAAGCCCATTCGACTAGATGGGCCAGGCATTCAAGCTGTGCGCGCCATGTTGGAGAATTATGCCGAACTAATAGAGATACTACCGGCCCGCATTATGTACCGCTGCCACCGACTAACAGAGAAGCGATTATTTGAAATATTAGAAGGCAAAAAGCGCTCGTATGATGTTGAGATTGTGTGAAATTGTGGTATAGTTTGTTTGACGCAACCAACATGCAAGGAGCAAAACGTGAACATGAAACGTTATCAAATTATTCTAATTGTTATTTTTTTAGTTGCTGCAATTGGCATTGTTGGCCAATCAGACGCCAACGAGGAGCAGCGCAGTGCAGAACAGTATTGCCACATGGTCAAATTATGGAAAGAGACGCGCGGGCACTCTGGCTGGCCTGCATATAACGGTGACTGGATGTGCGAATGACGTGCGATAACGAACTATGCATTGACGGCGACTGCGACTGCAATAGCTGGCACATTGTGCCAAAAGACGACATTCGAGAGCATGACATTAGCAGTTCATGCTGGTGCAATCCGATTATGAGAGATGACGAACATGACCCGATATGGCTGCACAATAGCCTAGATGGGCGAGAGACTTACGAGGACAAAGAGCAACTGCATTAACTGGAATTACTTGGCAGCGCCTCGGACCTTTTCCCATGACCTGCCTGCCACGTAACCTGTCATTACTACGCCGAACAACGTTAAGACCGGCTCAGGAATAGCCAGCATCCACGCACGAAACCCGGCAGTAAATGCGGCGGCTGCATCTGGGCGGAATATGGTCATTATCCCCATTGGAATCGACCAAAGCAAAAGAACATAGACAACATAGAGAAACGATGGTCTGGCCCTGCTTGTCCACGGATCTGAGGATTGTGCCTCTGCAATGATTGCGCTTAGTTGAGTTTTCATCTCATCTAAGTCACCGCGCTGCTGCATTGCCAAAAGCTTAATTTGTGCTTTTGCTCTTTGTTCAGGATCTGGAAAAAGCTTGTCGATAATTTTTGAGCCGATTCCCAATATCCCGCTAATTGTAATGGGGTCAATCATGGGTATTTTCTCCGATCTAGTTCGAAGTGCGGGCCGTCTTTAAATCTGCGCCAATCCCCGCCCCATATAATGGCGACGTTCAATTCTTTTGCTGCCTGCTTCATTGCAGCAGCGATTTTATGATACAGCGGCCAATCCCACCTTACCTCGCCATCAACAAAAGCGCATAGGTCTACCGCATGCCCGGTAATATGCCGAGAGTTAAGCGTCTGACTTGCTCCCAAATCTCGAAGTATCTTTTGACGCTCTGGTGTGCGCAATCCCTCATAAACAGTAAAATCAACTGCGGATATATTAATAGCATGCTCGACAACCTTCACTAAATCAGGATGAACGCCTTTTAGCCGTAATCTTGAGCGTTCACCTAGTTTGTACATAATCAATATGTTTTGAAGTTGCTTACTGCAAAACCGACAACGGCAGCAATGGAAGAAATAACCCCCATTCCAAACCAAAGACCCCCGCGAGATTTATTAGCCAAAGCCACAAGCTCCTCAAGCTGCATTTCCATCTTGTCAATTTTTTTCCCCATGTCCTGCACGCGCTGACAAAGAATGCCATATTTAACTGGATCTATTCCGAAATCTTTTTCGTCAGCCATGTCGACATACCCTAAGATTGAATTCATAAAATTAGAGTAATGTAAATCTTAGTTACAGAAAAAGCAACCGCGTGGAAATACGCACCTGCGGCTCGTTGTCAGTTGGATGGCGGTCGTGCTTGCCAGGGAAATCCGCCGGCCACCGCATTGGCTGATTACTCATTAATTGGCACCTCATCTGTTGGATTTGGATAACGAGCGCGAATTTCTGCAATTTTATCTAACCACTGTTGCTGCGTAGCCTCGCCGCGCTGCCACTTAAAAAATAAAGGATCTGATTCTAATTGGCATGCCGCTTGACGCAGGGCGGAAATTTGGGCTTTTGTTGGCGGCGGCGGTGGAGGTGGGGAAATATATTCGGCAATTTGACCATACTCTCCAGCAATGGCGGCAGCGTATATTTCCGCGCCTGCTGGATCATTCGGGTCGGCTGTAAATGGAATCCAACCATGCGTCGGGTGCTCAATTTCGACATCAATCGTATTGAATCCGTTTTGTTTTGGGTTGCGTGCGTTCATTAGGGGCCTTTATGCTATGCGCAGCCAGAGCGTGGCCGGAAATGTTGCGCCAAGTTCTGGCACGGTAAATGTTAGTGACGATCCCATGCACCGCCAAGTGCCGGCAGGCGTTACCGTAAATAATCCGCCCGTTAAATTGGCAGCGGCTCCAGACCACGAAACGGCAATCTTATTCACTCCAACATAACGCAGGTTGCTACCGGCCCGTGTTGCGCCTGGTGCCGTACTGGTGGCCGTTGTTTCACCGAGCCAAGCATAAGTTCCCACATCGCCTACACTGGCCTCGATAATTCTCCCAAGAACCCAATTTTTCTCGTCTGCTGTGGTGTCCAGAGCTTGCGCTTGAATTTTTGGAGCGCCGGCTGCGCCCTCCGTAATAGCAACCGGATTATCCCGCAGCGCCAATGCATCAATTGACCGGATGGGCTTACCGGGTTCAAGCGCGCTATCTGGTAGTGTTGTCCATGTTGCCATTTGAGATCCTTAGTTGTATTCGTAACCTGGCGCGCCGCTAATTAATCCGTCCGCGTCTGACCACCATCCGCCAATCAGTTTCTGTCCCTCTGTGGCATCGGCAAATGTTGGCGCATCGCTGGCCATGTAATAGCCATAACGAGCTGTGAAGTTGTAGTTTTGAAGCACGTATTTTACAACGCTACCGGGGCTTGTTTCCTGTGCGCTGATTATCTGATATCTAGTGGCAGTCGGCAAACCATCAAAGTTAGTAATTATGCGCGTCGACACATCAACTACGTCAGCAGTCCAGAGCCCCCGATCTTTAGCGTCTACCGAAACTGTCAAATAAAACGGCGTCTGCCGATATCTGTTAATTATGCGCGTCGTGATAGCGGTCACGATGGCATCGGATCTTACCCAACGGCTGAAGATCTTTTCAATTGCCGGCTCGTTATACTCTCTCTCGCTCTGCGAACTGGCGTCTATTCTGATGCGCACTTTTCGATAGTTCGCCTCTTGTGTTAAATCTTTTGATAGGTCGCGCGGCTGGTAGTAATACCACACTTGCGAAATGCGTTCGTCTGTTTTGTATTGTATTGACTGACTGCCGGCAATGATATTGGCGTCATCGCTCCACGATATCGGAACCTCCGAAGGCGGGCGCACGGCACGGATAAGTATCTTTTGCGCGCGCTCATCCCACCATATAAAGAACTGTGCATCCCTGCAAAGTTCCGCCAGCAGTTGATTGATGCCGGTGGGCTTTGATATGACCGACGAAACAATAAAGCCATCTAGCCATTGGTCTGCCTCGGTTTCCCACTGCGCCAGGTCAATAAACGAATAAGCCGCAGGAGCGTAATTTTGAATAATGTCCTGTGCGACTTCCCATGCGTTAATATCGGTATATCTAATGCAGGTTTGCACGCGCGTCTCCACTTCGTGCGCTTCTGCCGCTGTGCCATCTGTGGCGCGTGTAATGCCTGTAAATGTAATTATTCCGGCTGATTCAGTGCGACCGGTGTACGTCATCAGCTCATCGTCAATGCGCAGCGTGCCGGATGCAGGATAGTTAGCCAGTATCGCGCCTGAAACTGTAATGCTGGTTTGCGTGTCGTTAATTGATGCCGATAACTCTCCGCTAGACTGCTCCGGCGCTTGGCTGGTTTTGTCGTCCAAAATCCGCAACGGGTCAACAGCGCGAAGCGTGACTCGACCTCGACTGTCTGGGCCGTCGATAGAATCAATCAGATATTCCCGCGTGATCATATCTACCGGGTTTTGCCCAATGTACCCATCACGAATGCGCATTTTGCGCCCTTTGTGATAGGGCCATCTGGCCTGCATCTTGGTCCAGAATGTGCCGCGCGTTAGCGGATTATAGGTGCGCTGTGCAATATACGGATCTAGCTGGATGTCGCTCGTAGGGTGATCTTGAAATGTTACCGTGGCCTGCGCGCGCTTGCCCAACGGGCCGGATGAAGCATCCACATCGCCCACGTTTAATTCGGTCGGCGCTGTGCTAGTAGACACAACAGACGGAACGGCGTCTAGCGATAACGGGAGATCCGCTCGCGGCTTTGAAAAGCGTAGTGTTTGAGTGGTGACTGTAAATGCTGCGGGCGCTGCGCATGTTCTCCATGTGTTATAACACGGCGTACCGGTAGCGGGGCATGGCGACACGCCAAAAGACAGGGAGCATACGTCCCTATCAATCTCCACGAGAGTAATTGGCTCATTCATTAATCAGCCCTTTGAATCCCACATCAACGCTCATAAAATTGCGCGGCCCTGAATTGTCTGGCGCAATGTCTTTATCTGTCCAAACAAAGCCAAGCTCCGCCGGATATTGCGCGGGCCTCCAGCCAAAAAAGAACGGCGCTGTTCGTGCCGCGCGGACGAATGGGTCAAAATTTGCTCGATACCAGTCTGCCCTTAAATTGCTCCACGCTGCCGATGACTCCGCACCAGTGCGAATAATTGACCGGCCCAGATATTGCCCGCCCTCGCTGACGTTGTTTGAAAGGTCAGTGGTGCGCGATAGTGTGAGCGGCGTGTGACCCTGATAGATCGGGCGCTGCATGGCTAAAGCTGTGCCAATGTAAATCACTGAGATGCGCGGTATTTGCACGCTTACACTAACGCGCCAATAGCGCGCAGAGACAGACAGGAATAAAAACATATTAATCCGGTCTGTAACCACTGTTCTAGTGTCAACGGTCACCCATGTTGAATTATTTGTGCTGTACTGAATGGCTACAGTGCAGCCAAGCATATCCCCAACCATGCCGATAGAGTCCACGTTTTTTGCCGATCCTAGATCAACAGACCACGTTGCAGGTAAAGTGGTTGGCGTCCAGTATTCGTATGTAGTTGGATACGTTGCCGCAATTGCCGGCCTTCCAGCAGCCGATGAACTGGCAGTGGGAGTTATGCCAAGCGCCAGGTTTTCATAAACAATTCGCGCGTGGTTAAGCGGCTCTGTGTTGAATTCAAGACCAGAGACGACCGGCTGGTAGGCTGTTAGTCCTCCGACCTCGAGTTGACCTCCCCATAAATAATAGCCCTCGCCAAGCGGGTCCAGAGGTGCGCTGTAAGTTCCAATTTGCCCAGACCGAGCCCAATACAATGCAGCATAGTTTGTGAATCCGGTAACCGTTGCCGTCCCAGAAACCCAAATTCTACGCCACCCGTTTGGCAATTTTTCCAACCCAAACGCAATTGGACTGCCGGCAACAACTACCGCCGCGTCTTGGTTGCGATCCCACCCGGCAGCAATATTGACTCCGAACGCGGTGCTATGCAAATACACAGACATCGCAGACGTTGCGCCTGCGCTTGGCTTGAAATACACGCTTGCGGTGTAAATTGTTCCGGCCGTTAGACTTGCTTGTTGAAAAATATACCAATCCGCAGTGGTAGATGTGGTTGCCACTAGCTCTGCTGTACTGTTCCCGTCGGGCGCTGTAGTTGCATTTGCCGTAACATCGCACCTCGTTTTCAACCATATTGCTGCATTATCAAGTTGCTCAGAATATCTAATGATATTCCGCCGAGCTCCGTCTGCTCGCGTGAAGTTGGTGTAAATCATGCTAGGACAATCCTCGCGCCGTTACGCTGCGCATCAATTAGCCGGTCAATTAGCGTCCTCACGGCATCCCCAGAAAAAATGTCGCCGCTGCTCATTCCTTGGATGGCAATGGTTTGGCTGAATCCGCCGCCGCCTCCTCCAGCTTGTTGGGCCATGCCAGATGTAGCAGCAACGCCGCCAGCGGCAGAGACGCCGCCTGCACTTGCAGCTCCACCGCCGAATGTTTGTGATTTAATGGAAGCAACGCGAGATAGACCAGCAGCCACCGTGGCGCCTGCGACGGCATATGACCAGGGTGCCGGATAATCTTTTAGCGCACGAGTCGCGCCTGCATATGTATCCATAATAGCTTGAGATATGTTTGCGGCCTTTTGTATGTTAAACATAGCGCGGCTATTGGTGCTGACGCTGGTAAGCTGTTGCGACATCGCCTTACCAACGGTCATTGCTTGATCTTGCCAACTCATTTCCGCAAACCGTTGCAGATTCGTCATGCTTGACTTACGGATATTTTCTATCTGTGCTGCCGCTTCTGCTTCTGCTTTGACTCTACGATCGTGATCCTCTTTTTCAATTTCGCTCATACGGTCCAGATGTTCAACCTCTAAAAGCTCACGAGTTATGCGTCTCTGGTCCTCGCTCATCGTGGCGGCGTCTAGGCGTGCCAAATCCTCTTGGTATTTTTTCTCCAGCAACTCAGACTCGGCAAGGAAACTTTCTTGAATCAAGGTTGCGCGCCCGGCCCAGTATTCGCGCTCGCGCTCTTGTAGGTCGTATTGCTTTTTTTCGTAGTTTTTAAACCACTCATCTAAGCCGTCTGGTTGTGCGCCGCCTGATTGATTGCCTCCACCGCCACCTCCACCGCCACCTTCACCGCCACCTCCACCGCCCTCACCACCGCCGCCACCCTCACCACCAGCGGCCTTAGAAGATACGTTGCGAGCATTTAAAATAGCATTTGTAAGCCGATCAACCTCTGCACGGGCCTCGGCAGCATCCTCTTTCATCATTTTGCCGATGGTGCGTGCGCCTGAAAAATCAAGCTTTGCAACAGCCGCAGCTTGCGCTGCCAATCCTCCAAGCTCCCGCCCGGTCGAATTTAAAACATAAGCAACATTTACCCCAAGAACTGCGACCGCCTCCAAAACGTTCGTGATGCCGTTTAATGTTGCGGCCATTGCGCCAGATTTCTCGCTGTTCTTAGATGCAGACGAGCTCATGGCGTCAATAATTTTCGTTGCCCGCTCAATGGCACCGGTTGCCAGCTTCACAGAGTCATAAATCAGCCCGCCGGCATTTGCATTATTAACGGTGCGGAATAATTCGTCCCATGTATCGGCAAGGTTGCTGATAGCGCCGTCTAGGGTTTTTGCCCTTTCCTCCATGGCGCCGGCAAACTCTGTTTTTCCAATCTTTTCGAGATACTTGGCTATCTCATCTGAGCTATTGCGTATGGTTGTGGTAACGCCTTGGAAGGTAAGCGATACATTGTCTCCCTCTTTGCTGGCCTTGATGCCGAATTCCTTTAGGCGCTCAAATTCTCCTGTTGATGCATCGGCAACAGCCTCAATCATCTCGTTAAGGCTCTTGCCCATTGCGCTTGCTGTGTTGCCATACGATTCAAGCGCCGACCTACTTGGGTCAAGTCCAAGCGATGTCATGCGAACGAATGCGCCTACGACATCGTTTAACGCAAAAGGAGTGGTTGCTGCAAAGTCTTTTAACCACCTAAACTCGCGTTCTGCTGCTTCGGCAGATCCGGTCATGGTGATCATTGACGCATTTAAAACGTCAAACTGCCGTTGTGTTTCGACCAGCTTTCCAGTAAATGCGGCAGCGCCAAATACTCCAGCAAGCGCGGCAATGCGCCCTTTTAGATCATCGGAAACCTTGCCAAGATTTCCCATGGTCCCTTGAAGGCTTTTGGTTTTGCCTTCAAATTCGTTAACCTTGCCGCCTGCGTCCTTAAGTGCTGTGCCAAGCCCTCCGGTGTCTGCGTCAATCTGTACCGAAAGCCGTCCAATTTTTGCCATTTTTACTCCAGCATGTCTAGCAGTTCAGAGCACAAGTTATCAGTCAGAGAGCCGGCATAATCTGCGCTTGCGTCACGCGACCGCTTTGACTCATATATAAGCCACCATTCGGCAGGGCACATGGCCCAAAACTCAGATGGGGCCAGACCCCAACCAATTGCAATGGCGTAGAACTGACCCCAATCAATATCTTCAACGTGAACTTCGGTCTCTACTGATCTGCTTTTTTTTTCGGCTCTGGAAAAATCGCGGCAAAAATTGCATCACGCATCGTCAGTAGTTCAGCCACGTCGCCGGTCACAAGCTCTCGATATACCTCATCGTCCTCCACCCGCGCGCCGGCAGCGCGTAAAAACTCGCCAACGACAAACGCGAGATGCGACAACGGAGGCGCATCAGACGATAAGCCGCGCACCAATGCCGCTAAACTAACGCGGTTCTCAATTCTATTAAGCAGCTGCATGGTGGGCTTGACAGTGTATGCCTTGCCGTCCCATTGCAGCGCGACCTCGCGGAATACTGCGCTCATTATACGGCTGCCGTCCAAGTGAAGGTGCCTGCCGATTGAATAGAGCAGGTGAAGGTAGATCCTTCATTGTATGGCGCGCCGATTTCAAACGATGTAATTACAAACGGGCCAGCCATAGTTCCGATGGTCGGGAACAAAATGCTAAACGTGTCCAGCACATCGGTTCCAGACATTGACAACGTGATCAAACTATTAAGCGACGCAACATCCTTTGTTACGCCTTCGAAAGTCATGTCGAGAGTTTTTGTGCCTGGATCTTGCAACAGCGTGCGGAACCCGAGATCATCATCGCTGGTAACGTCAATAACCTCGTTACCGAGTGTCATGGTTTTGGTGCGCAGCGCTGCAATTGGCACCAGTGGGGAGCCGAAGCTCAGAATTGCCTTGCGGCCAACAAAAGCGGACATAATTTTTAATCCTTTACAATGTAAAAACCTTCGGCGGTTTGAAGTAGTGCTCCGCCTTCCGTTGCTAAATAAGTGTTCGCGTAAGGTGCTGAATCAACGGTCAACCTGAAGCGAATCACGCCATGTCTGGTGAGCCCATCAGGATCCATAAACGATTCTTGAAATTCTGCCTGACATTCTACCAATGCGCCGCCAATAATGGAAACTTCCTGACGATGCAATGCCTCGTAAATGGTGCGCATAATTTCTTTTACTTCTTTGCGCCCTCGATGCCGCGACCAAACGTGAATGGTGCAAGTTGTCTCTGATCCAATAGAGTCGTCCGTGTCCCACGGAGTAGAAGTGTCATCGCCAATCACGATGTAGGGAAATGCCGCTTCCTGCGGAACGTGGTCATAAACTGGCCAGCCAATAGCGGAAACCTTCGCATAAATGGCGGCTTGAATTTCCTCTTGCATCATTTTAAAATCCCTTTTGCGGCATCTTCAACCAATGCATTGAGCCGCGCCTCCCACTTGGGTCTAACAGCCTCTAGCGCTGGAATTAGAAACGGTCGCGGCTGAATGTTTTGCGTTCCGAATTCAAGCCAAGCGGCATATTCGGCATTGGCAACAACCTCCGCTTTTTTGCCCTCAATGTCTGCGCGTATTGAGCCAGCCAATCTATCCGTGTCCGTTGCCGGAGCTTCGCCTGGTGCAGATGCTTTGTGTTTGCGTTTTGGGTTTTTCTTTTCGTACGTGGTGCCGGACTTAGTTCCGCGTAGCACGCTTTTAACTGCGTGCGTTACTATGTTTTGCGCCGTGCCTTGAACGATGTTTTTTATGCGCTTGTCTGCCTCAATGCCAAACTCTGCAAGAGCCTTTTTCAGTTCTTCCGATCCTGTCAATGACGCCTTCATGTTGCCACCCCCTGATCGCATGCAAGCTCAAGCCAGCGGTTTTTCATCTCAACATTAATAATGGCGCGAATTTGCAGCGGCTGGCCTCGCATAATAATGCGATCCAATGCCGTTAAATCAGCGCGATAGCGCATCATTATGCGATGGGTGATGCTGTCCTGTAGTCGCATTGCCTGCACAGCCTCACGGCCCGAGATAGGCTTTACATGGGCGCGCGTGGTAAATAGATCAATCCATTGGATTGACTGCCCGCCCATTCCATCNGAAACCGACAACTGACGCTGTATAGTGATTGGCTCGCGCAGCATGCCGGCTGTTATTTCGCAGCACTTCACAGCGAAACCTCGACGCGGTACGGGCGCAATAGCATTGCTGCACCAGACTTTTTAATACCGCCGTCTGCATCGCAATCGCCCCGATGGTCATATAAATAGGCTGCCAGCATCATGATGCCCGACTTAATCGCCGCCGGAATAGTGGCCATTCCTGCGGTGTAATCAATGATAATTTCGCTCAAGTAGTCCCACCCCTGCACGGTGATGCGTGCCGGCCTGCGCTCTGATTCCAGCGTATATTCAAGCTCCTCATCTTCATTGCCAATTACAGACTCCACCGATATTAAGCCGGTGTAGGGCAATTCAAATGTGGTCGTCTGCTCAATATATGGGGAGAGTTGCAGCCGAACCGGCGCAGGCACTGGCACAACACCTACCCATTCGCGCTCTAGTAGATCCAGATTAATGTGTCTAATAACTGCATCAGTGGCGGCCACGAGCATCAACGGCAGCAGAGAATCGGTGGCCTCAACGCCAATAAATGCGGCCAATTCTGCGGCCGTAACCGGAGAAACAGTGTCAGTCTGCGGCGTCGCTTGCATTTTTCGCTTGCCTTCCGCGTTTTTTAATTTCAGGCTCAATAACTTTTACAATCTCGGGCGCTTGCACTTTGATCTCTGCGACCGGTTCAATAAGGTCATTCACGCGCAGTTGCGCGGCGAGATTGTCGTCGGCCTCAATGATGGTCCCTTCTGGCCCCATCGTGGAGTGTTTTGTCAGTATGTATTTCATAGCGTTAGCAAAAAAGGGGCCGAAGCCCCTTTTCCTTCTTAGGCCGAAGCCACGGTGAAT